TAGAAAGAAATGATATTAAAGTATTATCTCAATGGAAGCGTAAAGTACATTGACAACATTATAGGGTTGTCAATAGACGAAAAGGACAGCGAAATAGCGCCAACAATGGCAACCGTGAGAATTGAAAAGCAAGTATGGGGCGGAGAAGAAGAGATATTCGACCTTGCGTTAACCGAAAAAGCATACTTGATGAACGACAACGGAAAAACAATCGAAAGAATAATTTAACGAAATGGGTCGCGCGTCTATATAGCTAGCTACTGCTGGCATCATATAGGGCGGGTGGGTTAAAGCGCGCGAAAAGAAAGGAAGGTGATAGTATGCCTAGACAATTAACCGCAAAACAAAATAAGTTTATAGATGGCGTACTGTCTGGATTAAGCAACACAGAAGCGTACAGACAGGCGTACGACTGCAAGAACATGAAGCCTGAAACAATACACAATAAGGCGTATGCGTTGTCTATAGAGGGTGAGATAAGGGCGAGGATAGAGGAAGGGCGCAAAGAAATTGAGAACGAACAGCTATGGACACGTAAAGATGCGCTCACAGAACTTGCGAAGATAGGAAAGGCAGACATAAAGGACTATTTGCAGTATAAGACCGCAAAAGCCGTTGTAAGCCGAGATAAGATCACGGGGGAGCCTGTCATAGACTACACACAAATTGTTGATCTTATGGATTCGCAAGACGTAGACGGGCGCGTTATACAGGAAATATCAATAAGTAAAGACGGAACGCTGAAATTCAAGCTGCATGATAAGCTCAAAGCGATTGAGCTTGCTAATAAAATGTGCGGATATAATGAGCCCGACAAAGTCGATGCCGCGATTCAAATTGTTCTAGGAGAAGAACTCCAAGAGTGGGGAAAATGACGATTGACTTTCGAGTCAACTATTCGTCAAACTAAACATTTACGAATAGTTGAAATTGAAAAGTGAATTAATATGCAGAATATACGTTAAAACGTATAATAATTATTCATCTGTCTCAAAAATATCGACCTTGAGACAACAAAAAAGTGAATAAAAATGGAAATGTATAAACATGAAGAAAATATCACTTAACATATCAAAGCCGTATCCAGCACAGATACGGTTTTTTGAATGCACCGCAAGACGCATAGCATACGGAGGCGCGCGCGGAGGCGGCAAGAGTTGGGCGGCAAGGACAAAAGCCGTGCTGCTTGCTCTTAATTATCCTGGCTTACAGGTGCTGTTGATGAGGCGTACGCTGCCGGAACTAAGAGAGAACCATATAAACCCATTACTTTCTATGCTCAACGGTACAGCGTCTTATAAAGACTCTACGAAGGAATTTACATTCCCAAACGGAAGCAGGATAAAGCTTGGTTACTGCGACAATGAAAGAGACGTTTTGCAGTATCAAGGACAATCCTACGACGTAATATTCATGGAAGAAGCTACACAGTTTACAGAGTTTCAATACACGGCAATGACCGAGTGCAGCCGGTTGTCTGGACTGTGTAAAGTGCCGTTTACTCCGAGAATGTATTTTACATGCAATCCTGGAGGCGTGGGGCATAACTGGGTAAAGCGTTTATTCATATCGCGTTGTTATGAGCGATCAGAGCGCCCGGAGGATCATGTATTCATTCCGTCAAGTGTTTACGACAATCTGTTCGTGATGCAAAATGACCCTGATTATGTGCGCAACCTGGAAAGCATACCGGACCCGGCACGGCGTAAAGCATATCTTGACGGTGATTGGGACATATTCGTCGGACAGTACTTCGAAGAGTTCAAGCGCGACATACATGTAATTAAACCGTTTGAGATCCCAGAGCATTGGAATAGGTACATTGCGTTTGATTATGGGCTTGATATGCTGGCCTGTTATTGGGCGGCATTTGACACGTACGGAAGGGCATACATCTACAAGGAGATTTACAAAAAAGGATTGATTGTGTCTGATGCTGCGGAAGCAATAAAGGCGGCTGTAAACGAAGATATCCAAGCGTACTATGCCCCTCCTGACCTGTGGAACCGTCACAGCGACACGGGGAAGAGTACGGCGGATTGGTTCTTTGAAAAAGGAATACCGCTTATCAGGGTGTCAAATGACCGTATACAGGGATGGTACAACGTCCATGAGTGGTTAAAACCGTTTAAGGATGAACAAGGAAAAGAGATCGCAAGTGTACGTATATTTGAAAACTGCGCAAATCTTATAGAAAACCTTCCAGCCATACAGCGCGACGATAAAAACCCGGAAGATTGCGCGAAAGAACCGCATGAAGTAACACACGCGCCGGATGCGATACGATATCTGTTTTCCGGCCGTCCGTTGCCTACGGTGATACCACAGGAGCCGGACGAGGATCACATAGAATATGACGACCAAATAGAATCTTTTATGAATTGGGGGAAATAACCATGCAAAAAATGACACACGTAATCGCAATGCAATACCAAAAACTTGGAATAAATGTACATGGTCTGGATTATGTGCCGACCGTGTCAACTGTAAAAGGTGTGGTGACATACGCCTTTGGAGACAAAGTGTTCAAGCCAGGAACGCCGTTCGAAAAGATAAACGCAGAACTGCGAAAGTCCGAAAGGCCGATAGAAAAACCGGTTGAAAAACCACCTGTAAGGAGAAAAAAAGCCGATGGATAACGTTGTATGGATCATCGGAATATTAATAGCATTTGTTTTGGGGGCGTACGTAAGAGCGCCTTTTTCGTTTAAAAAGGAAGCCCAGCAGGTCATTCCTCCGCCTGCTGCGCCCCCAGAATTAACACCGGAAGAAAAAGAGTCCATTAGGCGTGAAAACGAGCGCGAAGAACAATTACGCAATATGCTGGCGTTTAACGGGAAGGTGCAGAAATGATAAAAATAGATCCCGCCGAGATATGGAAAGAATACCAGGACGGCATGAAATACAACATGCAGCTTTTCGATGACGGCCTATATGATGTAGTTGAGCGTAACAATAATTTTTACAACGACCGGCAATGGGAAGGCGTTAACGCTCCAGACCTTGACAAGCCGGTTTTTAATTTTCTTAAGCCTGTTGTGAATTACTATATCGCAATGCTTATTTCTGACGATATCGCAACGAGCATTGAGCTTAAGGGCGCACAAGGCGCTGAAGACATACAAAGCGCAATATCACAGGAGATAGAAAACATCCGTGAGCGCGAAAACATGCAGTATAAAGACCGGCAGGCTATAAGAAACTGTGCCGTTGACGGTGATTGTTGCTTTTATCATTGGTTTGACCCGGACGAGGATTCCGGGCAAATGGTACCGGGCCAGATACATACTGATGTGATAGACAACACAAATGTAATATTTGGTGATCCTTCAGAGCGAGACCCGCAAAAACAACCGTACATAATAATCGTTTACCGCGCGCTGAATGAAAACGTCAAAGAGGATGCGAAGAAAAACGGGGCTGGAAACACGGATGAAATCGTACCGGATTCTGACGGAAACTACATGAACGATGAGAAAAATTATGATAAAAACTACACAACCGTTCTCGTCAAAATGTGGAAAGAGAGCACAAACGGAAAATCAAGCGTTCAGATGACAAAAGTCACGCAAACCGCTATTGTAAAAAAGAAATGGGACACGAATTATCGCCGGTATCCTGTTAACTGGATGTGCTGGGAACCTGTGAAAAACTCGTATCACGGCGTTGCTCCGCTGACGGGAAAAATCCAGAATCAAATTTTTGTGAACAAAGCCTATGCAATGGCAATGATGCACATTACGCGCATGGCGTTTCCAAAAATCGCGTACGATAAGACAAAAATCCAAAAGTGGGACAACAGGCCAGGGGTTGCGATTCCTGTACCGGGTCCGCCTACGGATGCGTTGTTTACAAACTTTCAAGCGCCCGAGTTGAGCGCAAGCGTTCCGAACATTATAAACGCTACAATAACGCAGACAAAAGACCTTATGGGAGCGAACGAAACAGCGCTAGGCAATGTGCAGCCGGACAATACGTCCGCAATAATAACCGTGCAGAACCAAGCCAGAATACAACTGGACATGCAACGGCTTGACTTTTACGCATGTATGGTAGAACAGTCCATACGGAACTACATTGATATGATGCGGGCGCATTATGGCGAAAGAACAATTGAAATCACAACGCCAGAAAAAGAAAAGATGTCGGTTGCTTTTGACTTTGGATCGCTTGAAGAACAAACCATAAACCTTAATATAGATGTCGGACAAGGTTCGTACTGGTCTGAGTTGATGCAACTGCAAACGCTGGATAACATGTTCAAAAATGGAGTTATGCCAAATGCCGTAACATATCTGGAATCGCTACCTGATGGAGTGATCAAGGATAAGCAGAAGATCATAGACGCATGGAAAGCAACGCCTATTATGGGCGAGGTTCCACCAGGTGGTGCTCCGGCTCTAGATGCAAACCAAGCTGATACGGATCAAATGAAGATGGTGATTGAAGAATTATCCAAGCTTAAGCCAAAACAGATACTAAACGCCATTGATGCTATGCCGGTTGCAGATGAAGAAAAAGCGGCGCTGGTAGAAATAATGAAAGGCAGGGGTAAACTGTGAAATGTCCAAAATGCGGACTAGAAATGTTCGTTAGGCCCAAGATTGTAGACGGTGTGCGCATTCCGCAAAACGAGTGCAAAAATAAACAATGCGAAAATTATGTACCTGACAAAAAGAGGGACGCATAATGTTTACCCCATATAAACGACCAAGATTAGTAAAAGCTTCAAAACCAAAAGTTAGCGGCGGCTGGAAAGTAAATCAGACCGCCGCTTCTATTTGGTCAAAATACACCGCCAGCCAGAGCGGTAAAAAATAAGCGCCAGCCAGAGCGCGGAAAGAGGAAATATGTATAAAAACC